ATAAATTTGATCGTGATCAGGATTACCTAGATCAGAAGATCAAAGATATATCAAGTATCGTAAGTACGTTAACAATGTTTAAAGGAGTAAAATAATGGAATTTTTATCAAGTAATTGGGAATATGTTTTAATAGCACTTCTGTGTGTAGATAAGGTTGTAGCACTTAGTCCTACAAAGTGGGATGACTTGATCTGGACATCAATCAAAAAGGCTATATATAAGGTTATGGGAAAATAAGTGCCAAAGGATTCCCTAACTCTAAATGCATTTGAAGGTGGTCTTAATCTTCGTGATGATCCTAGGGATATTGGTGGTGACCTAAATAATCAACTTAGTTTTGCTACTGGCGTAGATTTACAATATAGGGGACGAATTGTAACTATGGTAAGTGGTAAAGATACAAGTCTTTCACTTACCTTGGGTAATCAGGCAAATGGAACTGCTGGATATGGACTATTTTCTTTTAGTGCAGATTATGATGCAGGTGGTACTTTGAATGATACTGATTACTATCTGCATTGTGTTGATGGATTAGTCGTTTCTAAAGAATCTGATGGGACCAATGCCAATTCTCTAGAAATGGATACCGGTTCTAATAATTCTAAACCAGCCTTTTTTGTAGCAGATGGTGGAGTTAGGATGTCTGATGGTGAGTTTGGTAATAATACTGATGTTCAACATGTTAGATATGTTATTAATAATGGTGTAGGTGCTTTAGGTACAGCTGGTGCTTGGATTAAAGCTGCTGCTGAGTTAAGTCCTCCACCTAGTGTGGTAATGAAAATTGATGATATAGGAGCTGCAGGTTCCATCCCAACTACAGGGATTATCAATATTCTTTTACCTGAAGATGCTGCAGTAGAAGAGGAGACAGCAAATGGATGGGGAGCTGGCGACGATGCAGGTATTGCTGCATCAACCTCTACAGTGAAATGGGAGTTTGGAGCATCGTTTGTTTATGATGAAGATCAGGAAACTACTATTACTACAGCAACAGCGGTTCAAATTGGGGACTCTGGTACAACTGATGTTAATCTAGAAGCACTTTCCGGTACTGATGCAGCATATGCAAGATTCACCACAGGTAATAAGTTTAAAATTGGACTTGGTATATATACTAATAGTACTTCAGGACTTTCTGCTTTGGCTGGAAAGGAAAGAATTACGATGGTTAAAGTATATATGCGTAAGATGAATGGAGGCACTCCTTGGTTTTTATGTGGAGAGTTTAATACTAAGGAAAATGCAGGTGGTGGTGGAGGTAGGGCTCCTTTTGAAGATGATTATAATGACTGGACTGCGAGTGGTGCTGGAGATTATACCTATGGAGCATTGATGGCCACTCCTCCTCAGGCTATTACTTTTAGATCTGAAACAGGTTATGATGCGGATAGTGGTATAACATATAAAGCAGAATTTCAAACAGGGTGTGTTGTTAATAGACGGGCTTATATTGGCAATGTCAAACAAGCAGGTAGTGTTTTTGGTGATAGACTTTTAAAAACAGGACCTAATCAGTTTGATCTCTATCCAGAAGGTAATTGGATAGATGTTGTTATTAATGATGGTGATTATATCACAACGATGGTTGTATACTCAGATAGGATATTCCAATTTAAAAGGCGTAACCTATACTTACTTAATGTAGCTGAAGATACGGAGTTTCTAGAAGGTCAGTATTTAAACTATGGAGTAATGCATCCTTCTCAGGTCTGTGTTGGTTCATATGGAGTAATGTGGCTGAATGAACATGGTTGCTTTAGATATGATGGTGAATCTGTTATAGATATGACTGCTGATAAAATTCCAGTAGCTGATTGGGGTATTACAGAATCCAGTAGTAGTGTACCAGGAATATCATACAGCGAACAATTGAGGAAACTATTTATTTGTCCTGATTTAAGTGATACTGGTAGTACATTTGATGGTACTGGAGGTTGGTCTTATGATATGGTATATGAAGGCTGGTCAAAACTACCAACTGGATTTTTTGCAACTGGTAAAAAGTCTAATTTCCATATAGATTTTAAAGGGAATGTATGCTATATGGCAGGTTCAACATTATATAAAATAGGAACAACTGCCACTACTGCCACAGATTATGATGTAAGGACGAAGGATCTAGATTTTAAAGCTGTAGGAGTTAAAAAGAAGATATATAAAACATATATTACCTATAAATGTAGTTCAGATTCTAATGTAAAGGTAGCATATGCTATTGATGGGGATGATGGTAGCTGGACTGATATTACTTCAGAATTGCTTAGCACTAGTGGGGAATGGGATACTGTTGCCTTAACATCTAAGACAGATGCATATTCATATAGGATTAGATTGTATGATAACGGTACTACAGTACCTGCTTCTTTTGAAGTGAATGATATTAGTATAACCTATAGGATAAAAACAGCTAAGTAATGAAAGTATCGAGTAGAGGATATGGTGATGCAGTACGAGGCCTTGGTCACGGTAAAGGTGCGAAGGTATCTACTGGTAGAGGAACTCCTTCCAAGCGAGAAGGAAGCGATGGTGATTTAACATTAAGAAGTACACAAAGAGGTGTTATACTTTATGCAAAATATGGTGGACAGTGGTACAGCATACATACACAGCAATCCTTAGTTTCAGGAATGATTATAATGTGGTCTGGTGATGCAACTCAAGTACCTCCTGGATGGGCTTTATGTAATGGCTCACAAGCAACTCCTGACCTACGGGCTAGATTTATCATAGGTTCAGGAAGTAGTTCAGATTCTGGTGGTACATATTCAGGAGGTGAAAATGATCCATTTACTATTGGTACGCGTGTAATACAGGCACAGCCAACAGTTGGTGCATGGGCTACTACTGCAATGGCTGCAGCAGTTGGGACAGATCCCACTGAATCATTACCCGCTCACACACATTCACTTAGTGATAGATATTCACATGGAACGTCTATTGCTGGATTGGGGGCGGTATTAGCTGCAAACAATGCATGGACTAATAATCCGGAAACTACAGGTTCTGCTGGGTCTGGTACCACTCATATACATGGAGTGAAAGCTTTAACTATCCCAGAGGAGACTGTCAATGCATCTGCAAATCCTTCAGTGGACTGGTATTGTTTAGCCTACATAATGTTTTTAGGTGGAGGTGCAGAGCCAGGATCAGAAGGTTCATCTTGGGGTGGTGGAAGTAGTGTACTTGGTAGAGAATAAATTAAAAGGAGAATACAATGGCATATAGTGGAAGACAATATCAATCAGAACGTGAAAGAATCATGGCTACCTATGGTGCAAGATCAGTAGAAATTACTCTAGCACAGAAGGAAAGGGATGCTAAGGAAACAGAGAAAGCTTCAAAGACAGCAGTAAAGTTAAAAGCTGGCGAAACTGTTCAAGATCTTTTACAAAAGGGATTTTATAGAAAAAATAAGCAGATCATGGATCAGGATTATTTTAAGGGGGCTGAATTTATTGGAGAAGGTGAAGATGCTATTAATATGTTTTCAACCGAATCTATTAAAGGTGTTCCTTTTGGAGATCTTTTAGGTTTTGAAAGTGTCAATATAAATCCATCTGTATATAAATCGCTAGGTAAATCTTATTTTGAAGGAATAACTCCAAATGTGGATAATGTGATGATGGATCCTCGTGGTGTGCCAATGCAATCTAACTATCCTTCAGAGGCAGCTGATATGTCAGATAAACTATTTGCAAAATTAGGTAAAGATGTTGTTGCAACCGGTGGTGCTGATGAAGTAGCAGAAGCTGGAACAAAATTAGCAGAGAAATTAGGTACATGGGGTACAGTTGGTAAATATTTAGGACCTGCAGCTTCAGCACTTGGAGTGGTCAGTGGTATAAATACTGCTCTCACTGCAAAGGAGGAAGATGAACGTTATATGGGGGTAGCATCAGCAGTTGGCTCAGGTATGGTTCTTGGTGGTGCTGCAGCAACTGCAGCAGGTATTGGAGTAGCTAATTGGTGGAATCCTGTAGGATGGGGTATTGGCATTGGAGCAGGTCTTTACGGTCTAGGTAAAGGTGCTGGAATATTATAACAGGAGATGTAATGAAAACTAAAGCAATAAAAAATATTAAGGTTGGTGATTTTGTTCGTGCATATAATCATAAGGAAGATCAAATTGTATCATCTAAAGTAACTGAAATATTTAAACATAAAAATGTTTCTGGTAATAAGGTTATTGTTAATGATAAGTTTATTGCGACTGGTAATCATCCTGTACATTTGAATGGTAAATATAAGCCTGTATCACAGGCTAAGGTTGGAGATATCATCATTGATTCTGATGGTATGGAGACTAAAATACATACATTGAAAATTCAGCCAATGTCTATTGATGTTTATAATATTGAAGTAGAAGGTGAGCATAACTATTTTGCTGGAAATATTTTAAATCATAATAAATTTGGTGATTATAAAGGTAATGATGATGCAATGGAGCGTACCTTAGAAGATATACAAGCTTCTGCAAAAAATTATGGTAATACCGTAGCATCAATTATGGAATTATATTATAATACAATACAGAGTGCTGTTGGGGTTCCTACTACTGACTCTGCAACCGAACCTTTTTCTATTATGAATGATGAGGGAACCTATGAAAATTGGACACCAGGTGCAACAACTACAGGCGGGGAAACAACAGGTGGAGTAGGATGGCAGGAATCCTATGGAGGTGGAAAAACTACATGGGGTCAGGCGGTCTCAGATTATGGTACAGCTAAGGATAGCTATGATATCGAAGTGGGGAAGGCTGCTACAAAAATGATAGCAGCTGAGGATGCTCTAACTGAGGCAGGAACTGATGTATCAAGCAGTCTAGAGTCTGCAGGTTCAACTATTGCTACTCAAGCCAAATCAGGCATGGAAGATGTGCGGGCTAGTAGTGCTGTAGGTGGGTTTGCTGCTACTGGAATGGAAGGAGTAATGAAAAAGGAACTACGACAGGCAGCAGGGACAACGTGGGGAGAAGCTACTGCTACTGCAGAATCTAATTTAGGGTCAGCACTTTCTTCCTATGCAAAAGTAATGGGTGATGAAGAAGAGAGTATGGTTGTAGGGAGTGAAGGCGCACAAGTAAATATAGGTAGTATTAGTCAAGATTTAGCACTTTCTGCAGAGGCATTACAAAGTGCTGGTGGTGATCTGCAGGCAGCATATACAGATATCAATCAAAATATTTTAAAAACCCAGGCATCAACCTTGAAGACAGACTTATTAGGGTTAGAATCTTCATTTTATAGTAATGTTAGTAATTCCTATGGGGGTGATGCAGGATTATATATTGCTAGTAAGGAGGATATTAGTAAGGATATAAAGAATCAAATTGGATATTATGTTACAGGTTCTGCCACAACGGATTGGGATATTAATACTGGTGCTGGGGAAGACTATTTTGCGGGATATGGTTATTCTCCAATTGGTCCTGGATTGGACATATCTTATGATACTACTACAGATGGAACGGACAATGAAACTATTGATACTGGGATAGATACAGGCTCGGGAGGTGGTTTCTTAGGTGTAAATTTCTTTTGGCTTGGTGGTGAATGCTTAGAAGGTAATGTTCGAATAGTGATGGGAGATAAAAATGGGAGCAACTAAATATGATGCAATGATCGCAGCTCTAGAAACTCTTCAGAACATCACCGATAAACCAGATTGGATGCTAAAAGAAGAGGAGTTAAAACTTCGTGAAAAGATGCATTAAAACTGGTACCACCGAGATTGATGATCTTCAGGATCAGATTCATCAATACGATGCTGAACTGGTTGATATTAGAGCTAGAATATTAGGAACAGGTAAAGAATCATTAGATGAGATTAAACTACCTGAAAATAAAACTGAATCTGGTCAGACTATGCCAGACGATATGTATAAAGGATATGAAAAGAAATACAAAGATCGGTTAATTGAGATAGATCGCATTAAAAGGGATAAACAAGATCGGCTAAATAAATTAAAATATAGATATAAAAAACGTGGTGAGGAATTTGGTACAGCTACTGGAGAGTTGGCTGTCCAAACGCAGATAGATAAGGCAGCAGCACATTCAAGAGAAGAAAGAAGATTAGAAATATCTGAAGATACTTATGCAGAAATGACTAGAATCAGGACTGCAACTGAACTCCAAACAGAAGCAAAATATAGAGGTACTGATCCTGCAACTGTTACAGCAGATATTAATACTATTTATGCTGGCCTTCAGACTCAGGTGAGTGATGAAGGTATATTTGGCCCAGATGAAATGATGGAATTTGCTGAAGGACTTGGTGGCATTGACTTGGTGGCATTTATGCTGATAATGCTGAAACAATAGCAAATAAATTGGCCATTTTATTTACTACTAGTATGACAGGAGAATCTTTCCTTACTGCCGTTAAAAATGAAGATGATATATATATGGATTTCTTAATGGAAACAGGTATGCCTACACAACCTGGTATAACTGAAATGAATCTTCTCTCCCTATCAGGTAGTATTAAAGATAATCAAACTGGTGCAATAGATCCAATGGTTCAAATACAAAGTTTAATTGAAGGTCTACCACCTTTAGTAAGGAGAAATAAATAATGGCTGATCCTATTGCCCATAATTTACATCCAAGTGATATAGCATTAGAAGATACAGCATCTTATAATCAGTGGTTTAATGCTATTGTTACATTGAGAGATAAGGCTGCTGAAGAAACTGATACTGTCAGAGCTGCTCAATATACTGAAGCTATGCATGGTATCGTTTCTAAAATGGAACAGGATTTATCTGATGATACCAGTGTTGTTAGTATTGGACCATTAATTGATATGTGGGAAGTAGAGGGTGGAGGGAGTTTTGGATCATTTGCTGTTCAGATGAAAGAGGAAGAAGATGCAGCTAAATTAGCATTAATACATTCAGATAGTTCAGGAATAGATCTATCTCCAGAACAGAGAACCCAGGCAATAGCAGGTCTGGATGCTAAGAAAAAAGTTTTAGATGATTTGCAAGCACGTTCTGATGAATGGGATGTAGTGCGTACTACAGCTGAAAATAATATGACCACCTTATGGAATAGGTATGAAGCTATTAAAGATACCGATCCTGATAAAGATTGGTGGGCAGAATCTAGATTTGTTTGGTGGGGTTTAGCTGATCCTGATAATGCAATACAGGAGGAGATTGCAGTATTAGGCCAGGAATATAGGCAGCAAGATGCAATGAGAATAACAAGTTTACAGCCTACTTTACAAGGGGCGGGTCCCTTGCCAGGACAGATAGATAGGGCTCAGACTGATTATACTTCAGCATTGGAAGCCTTAAATAATTTAAAGGAATAATCGATGCCATTAACCGAATCATTTCTGAAACGAGTTCAAGACGAGGAAGAAAGAAAGACCAGGGTCGGTCCATCATTAGGACCACGTCAAGGTCTTACTCCTTTAGCTGCTAGCCAGCAAATTACACGACCTACAGACGAAGGATATGCTGCTCCAGACGATGACTTCAGCCTTATGGATATGGCTGGGTCTGCTTTATGGGGTGCTGCGTCTGGATTTACATTTGGTGCTGCATCATATGGTTCTAAACCATGGGAAGAGATGGGTACAGATGAACGTGTTGGTTGGGCAGCAGGTGAAGCTATTTCGTTATTTGCTCCTTGGGGACCATTTGGACTGATCGGTAAAGCTTCTAGCAAAGCTGTTTCTCGGGTAGCTGCATCTGGCGGTAGAAGATTGGCTGGTGAGGCTATTAAAAATATTACCAAGGAAGCTGTAGAGAAAGGTGTTACTAAAGAGGTAGCAGAGCAAGCATTAAAGAAACAAGTATTTAGTAAAACTGGTAGACATTGGCTCCAGGAACATTCAGTTGGTGGCGAGGCATTAGAAGAAGCTAATCTTATGATGGGTCGTATGGCCTATGGTGGTATTAAAACAGCCTTTAAAGATGCTGGGGTAGATATCACTGATGATATAGCTAAAGGTATGGCAGGAAGATTTGCTGATTACCTTAAAAAACCTGGTGCACATATCAATACCATTGATGCCTGGGTAGAGACTGCCCTTGGAGGCACCAAATTGCCTATCCTAGCTCGTGAACGTGTTGCCAGGTACCTCGGCATGGGTGCGCAGGACATGGTTGTTCTAGGCATACATGGATTAGTAGAAGAGGCAGTTAAGTCCCGTATACAAGACAGAGATTATGAACCATTAACTACAATGGAACATGTTCTTGTTCTAATGATGTCTGCTACATTCCCCCTTATTCGTGGTATTCCTAATCTATTTGGAGCAGGTGCAGCTGGTCATGGCTCCCTTAAACAGGGTTGGAAATCTATGATGGGCAAATATGCTAGTGCTGATTACAAAGCTTTAACTAAAAACCATGGTCCAGAAACTACTCGTGGGTTGTTAGAAATTCTGACAAAGGGTGGTAAATATAATATTATTAATCAGTCACAGCTATCGGATAGAGTATGGGATATTGGTAAAGGATATACTCAATCTACTATTCTTAGTGGATTACGTGCAGGTAAAAATAAAGCTGGTGGGTATATTATGCCAATGGATGATGTCTATGGATTATTAAAAGCTTATCAGGTTGAAGCTGGTAAGGCTGGTACTTCTGCATGGGCGAAAGGTTATGCTGCTGACTACTTAGCATCTGCTCCTCGTATGATTATTGGGGCTGGAGCTATGAACTTTGAGTTGATTAAATCTGGTATGATGGACAAGATGGATCCACGTGAGCTGATGACACATATGTTTATTGCTGGCTTGATGACAAAGAGCCGTGGTGCATGGGGCAGAGAAACAATGCGTGAATATGTCATGGACTTCCAGGGACATAATGAAGTTATGGATCTGTTAAATATCAAGCATGAAGGTATCACCGATATGATTCAGACCTACAATGAAGGACAGACTACGGCTGCCTTTGGTGGTGCTTTCAGGTCTCAAACTGTGGGTAATCAAATAGAGAAAATATTTAGTGAACATTCAAAGGATCAAACATTCCTTGAAAGTGAATTTAATCCATCACATAAGATTGTAGAAGATATAGGTCGTCTTGCTAATATCATGGGGATGAGCGGTCATGCTGACCCACGTGAATATAAGATGATTGAGGTGCGTAGGTTAGGAAGAGCTAATCTGGATGCTATGAAGGAGAAGCTGGAGGCTATTCAATTCAGTGATGGTACTACTATAGGCGAACATGGTTATGATGGCACTGCAGCTAGGCTTTCAAAGGATGTAGCTGAAGGTGTGAAGAGGATATATTTCAATGCGATGGTTGAGCTTGGTGAAAAGACAGGTATGCCAATTACAGAAACATCTGATGGTAAGAGATTAGAGATTGGTGTAATGAATATACCTATGAATACTAATCTTGGTGAGTTTGGAACTATCCAATCTACCTTAGCTGTATTACGTGAGCTTGGATTAGCCCGTGAAACAACGTCTCCTCAAAAGGTTGGATTTCGTATGAATGAAAAGGGTGAACTAATTCGTACTGATATTAAAGACCAAAATGATCCTTTATATAATGTAGATCTTATGCCTATCATTGAAGGAGTTATAGATAGAACTACTAGCCAGCTCATTAAAGAAAATCATGGAAAGAATTTTAATAAGTATGTAGCATTGGATGGTGCTGATAATCCATACCTTAAATCTCTCATCCATAGTGCTGGTATTGATGCACTGGAACGTATATATAATATGTCCACTAAGGACTTAGATAAGTTAAGCAATACAGAACAGAATTTTGTCATAGCATCTGATCGTGCTCTGCGTTTTAAAAATAAATGGGAAGATCCTGATATTATTGGCAGAATATTGGCAAATCCTAATCAATATAAGGTAGGGAAGCGTGATTTAACTGCCAAGGAGGAACGAGTTGATGATACTGTTAAAGAAGCTAGAGAAGAAGCTGCTAATTTAGAACTGATTATTCAACAGGAAATTCATCCTATTATTGCAGCTGCTGAGATGCAGGCAAAGGATACCAGGGCAGAACAGCTTATTCCATTCGATGTAGCAAGAACTTTGGTTGAAGGCTTTGAAAAGCTTGATCTTATACGTCCAGCAGATGCATATTTAACATCATTTGGTAGAGATTTTCCTGAAGCTGTCCAGAGTTATACACAGCAAAGGTTATTGCGTGATTGGAATTATAGCCAAGAGGCAACTGGACTAGTATTAAAAATGCAGGATGTAGGCCTTCTCACTATTCAGGGAGAGGGAAAGATGTTGGCTTTGTCACCTACAGGAATGAAAAATCAAGCAGTGGCAGAAGGTATTACAGATAGTGATATTATTAATAATAGGGCTCGCATGCAAAAAGAAATTTTAAAGATTGTTGCAGGGCCTAATTTACAAACAACTGAAGCAATATTCAGACCAGATAAAGCTACCGGACAACAACCATTTTATTCTGCAGATGTACAGAAAGTATATAATATGTTGGATGCTGTATTTGCCAGACGTGTTTCTGAACAGGCTAATAAAGTTCTGGACTTTCTTGACACAGATCCACAAGGTGTTGAACTGCAAAACAATCGTGCACTGTTAATGGAAGGATTAGATATATTTAATAGAACAAAAGATCCAGAAAGCTTAACACAGGTCAATGATGCCTTGGTAGGATTACGTAAATATTATGGTGGAGATAAAAAGTATGAACCTTTACTTAAATCTATGGAGGGAGAAATAGCACGTTTTGTAGAACTACGATCTGCTTCAGATAAATTATTAGTTGAAGGTACTGAAGGCTATACTATGTCTATTGGCGAAGGTATTGAGGCTATTGCTACAACCACTGAAGGTAGACGTAACTATATTGGTGTTATTATGGATAAAATTAATAACCTTGGTAAGTTTGCTGGTACTCGTGGTGAAGCATTGAAATATAAAGATATGTTAATGGATAACCTAACCAGTGAGCTTGGTAGTAAAGAAAATATGCGGAAGCTAACCTTGGATGATGCTGTCCAAGAGTTTTTAAAGGTTAAAAATTATGATGCATTAGCTAAGCTGATGGAGAGTGTAAATAAAAATATTGAAATGGGTAGGTCATTTAATGTAGAACAGGCCGACCAGATGAAAGCAGATGCTGATAAGTTTGGTGAGTTATATAAACGTAGCATGGCTCATGTGGTAATTGAAAAAGATATACATGTTGCAAAGAAATATGGTTTAGTTGATCCAGATAATATCAATCAGATTGATCCTGCTTGGATAAAAGATATGGTAGATAAGGGTATCCATCAAAGTATTCAACGTGTTCGTAAAAATATATATGATAATGATAAAGATTATATTAATGATAATCAGAAGAAGAATGCTTGGCAGAAGTTTAGGAATGAAGAGTTACCAATATTAATTAAAGGTGCCTTTGCATCCTTAGGTGGTACACGGAATACAGCCAGGATATTTGGTAATACTGTTGTTATCCAAAGGGATGTTCCTGGTCGTTCTAATAAATCAGATGATTTCTTTAATACTCCTGGTGTATCTGGCAAGGGATATGATGTTTTCTTTTTAGAACAACAAGGTATACTTAATGACAGGACTGAAACAGTTGAAGGCAGAAAAGATTTACATCATATATTAAATGGTGATGGACCGGAAAATCGTAAACCACGTGTCAATAAGGAGTATATTGAGTTTTTTGTAGCTGAAGGTAGAAATTTAGATGAGTTTGAAATGGCCAGGAAGATCAAGGAATATATAGACGGTATGGTGGCTGAAGAACTTGTTCCTATGGATTTAAATGCTGGTCGTACAGTATTATTTAATTGGTCTACTGATAATAAAGCTAAACTTAATACTGATTTCTCTAATTGGTATGAAGTGAAACGTCAAAGGTTAACAGGTGATGTTAGAACTAATTTTGAAAATAGCTTTGGACATTTAGCTGAGCTAGCAAGTCCTGGCTTTAAAGATGCTGAGCTTAAGATGCAGCTTATGTATACGGACTTTACTAATACAGCAGGCCTGAATAGATTCCTTGATACCAAAGTATTATTTGATCCAGCTTTACGTGCTGCATGGTATGATAAGTTTTTTAAATATAGTAAGACATCAGAAGGTGGGAACACATCTAGAATGTCCTATGAGGTGTTGGAATATATGTCAAAACATCATGCAGATAGGGAAACTAAGACTGCGTTTAGAAATATGATTGATAGAGGTATTAATTTATCAGCTGTACGTGATGAACAGTTTGTTGCAGGCAATCCATTTTATAATTTAAATAATATTAGGCGTGATATTGAAGCCATCTCTAATGATGCTACTCGTTCTGATGCAGAGAGATTAAATGCAATGGAGTTTATGAATGAATTAACTCCCGAGCTCAAACCAAGTGGACAATCAAGTTCGATTGATGGTGCTATATTTCTTGATCAGCCTACAGCTCGTGTTATCTGGGCATTGGATGGTAAAAATATAGGCGACTTTAATGGCAAGAAACCTGCAGTCTTTCATAACAATCCAGAGGCTGGTACTACAGCTATATTAAAAGGATTTATGCTTTATCATCCAGATGTAGCATCTAGAATGGGTGATGCTAATATGTTTATGGGTGAATCTACTGCTAAGGAGTTCTTTAGAGAAGGTTTAGTACCAATGAATTTTACATCGTCTGATTGGCGTGCAGATATGGTACAGATAGGTCCAGATAATATAATTAATATTTCGCCTAGAGATATAGGCTTAGGTTTCAGAGGAGAAGCAGGAAAAGGTGTTGTTATTTCTCATACATTAAATGACTTCCATGATGTACGGATGACCCAGGCTGTACGTGCATGGCAAGGATTGGAAGGTCTTGTACAGGAGATAGGAGGATATAATACAGAGCTATTGGGTAGAGCTAATAATGAATTGGCCAGGATATTATATGATCTGAAAACTCAGGAAGGATTTGAATTTGATCAGGGTATCAATTCATTGGCACAGAAATTATTACATTATGGTATGGATAGTAATGATGCTATTATTAAAAAATCTATTAGTAGATTGTTCCGTTCCAAGATGGTAGATATATTACGTAAGCCTATCACCCCCAAAGGAGCAGATGCATATATTATACCTGAGGTTGATTATGTTCATCGTAATCCAGTAATACGTAAGATCTCTATATTGGATAGTGAAGGTGGTGAAGTAGATACTGGTGCTAGGATTTATACTAGCTTTGGTGGAATGACTGTGGGGAATAGTTATTATAAAAAAGTGGTTACAAATATAAAAGATCTTGATTTTGTTTACAAAGATAATGGTATTGATATAGTAATACGGAAGGATGGTGATCAATGGCGTGTACATAATATTTATGAGGATATTGTCCGTAATACATCTATCCCAGGCATATATCTGGTTTGAGTAAGACGATCTTCTTTAGGTTTACCAGCCTGTCTATCTTTTCTTGCTTCATCTATATGTGCTTTACGCATATGCATAGCAATAACCCTGGAAGCCTGTACTTGCTTATTGCCCTGCGTTCGTTCATAATTCTTACCTAAATTCATATTATCATAAAACTTACCTGTAGCAGGTGACATACGAGCAACT